AATAGTTGCTCAACCAATACAAAGTCAACAAGTAGATCAAGCAATTAAAAATATACAAGAAACTGTAAATACATACGTTGAAGCAGTAGATAAATATGCTCGTCGTGTTTATAACACTGATCCTATTCTTAGTTTAGAACAATTTAAAAAGAATTTAAGTTTAAATAAATTAGTAGATATAACTGATAAAGTAATTGCTATTAAAGCTGATATTTTATTATTAAGAATTAAAACAAGAAAAGCTAGAGATTTAACAACCGCTGCTAATGCAGCTGCACAAGTTCCTGTTCCCAACTTATCTTTAGCAGCAGAATACACAGAACGAGCGACTCAGTATACCGCTGATGAATTAAAACAAATGCAAGATTTATATGCTGCTGGTTTAATCATTACTGAATTAAGAAAACAAATTATATTTTATGGGAAAAAATATGAACAAACAAAATCAAAACTTTTAGATTTACAAGGAACAATTAATACTTATCAAGCTCAAATAACTAATAGAGCTTTACAATCAATCAATAATCAACTTACTGGTTCTTATAATCAATTTACAGGATCATTAGAAACAAGAATTAGTAATATAACCGGCTCAATATAAAAAACTTTATTAATCAATATTTATACCAATATGAACAGTACAGAAAAATTAGTTAAAATAATTCAAGAAGTAGTTCGCAAAGAAATTCGTTTAGCTCTTAAAGAAGAATTAGGTAGTAAGTCTACTATAAAAGAATCTTATAATCCAACAATTGAGAATATTAAACGAGCTCCAAAACCAAAACCAACAGGAAATAATCTACAAGATATTTTAAATGAAACTGCTTATGAAGGTGAATGGAGAACTTTAGGAGGAGGTACATTTGATTCAAACCATGCTTCTACTTTTGGTTGGCAACAACAAATGGTGAATGAATATGGAGGAGGAAATGTTCCCGTAGCTAAAGGAATAGAAGGTTTTATTCAACAAAATAATAATGGCGCTCAAGATATTAGACAAGTACAAGTAAACAGTGTACCTGATTTTAGTGCTATGATGACTACTATGAAAAATAAAGGATTATTATAATGATTCCAAATAGACCTATATATTCCTATAATGAACTTACTTCATCTTATTCTCGTCAACGAGAAATAGGAATAAGTTTGGAATTTATAACTCCCCAAGTTTTTACAAGTACTTACACAACTAAACAACAAACAAAAAACCAATTAATAAATTTTATTTTAACTAATCCTGGAGAAAGATTTTTTGATCCTGCCTTTGGATCTGGAATAAGAAATTTACTCTTTGAACAAAGGAGTGATTTCTCAGGTATAGAAGACACTTTAAAAGACTTAATAGAAAGATATGTTCAAAACATAATAATAAAAGAATTAAGTATAACACCTAGCAGCGATAGTAATGCTGTAAGTATAAACATATTTTATTCTATAAATAACATGTCTGATGAATTGAGTATACAAATTAATAACGAATTATCTGGAGAACTTATATAATGGCAATACAATATTTAAATAAAGATTTTAATCAACTAAAGCAAGCTTTGGTTAATTATATAAAAAATAATTACCAAAACTACACAGATTTCGGGCCGAGCTCGCCAGGAAACATGTTTACTGATTTGTCAGCATATGTAGGGGACATTTTAAGTTTTTATACCGATACTCAAGTACAAGAAACTTTACTTTTAGAAGCAAAAGAATTTAAAAACATTTTACCTATTGCTTATAGTTTGGGATACAGTCCTAAAATAACAAAACCCTCTACAGCAGTTCTTGACGTATATCAATTAATACCTTCTGACGCAGCACTAAGTTATGCGCCTGATTGGAGATATACGGTAAAATTACCCGAAAACACGCAAATAGGCAGTACTTCTCAACCCGATATTACATTTTTATCTCAACAATTAGTAGATTTTAGTTATAGTAGTAGTTTTGATCCTACAGATGTAAGTGTATATAGCTATTATTCTAATACTAGTAATCCAATGTTTTATGTGTTGAAAAAACAAGTAAAAGCTATTAGTGGACAGGTTAAAACACAAGATTTTGTTTTTAGTAATGCTCAACAATTCCAACAGGTTATTTTAAGTGATAGTAATATTATTCAAATTATTGATGCTGTAGATGTTGATGGTAATACATGGTATGAAGTACCATATTTAGCTCAAGATACAATTATAGATAAAACTTATAATATTAGTGTTTACGAACCTAATTACTCTCAATATAATGATCAAGCTCCATTTATGTTGAGATTGAAAAAAGTAAATAAAAGATTTACAGCCCAGTTTTTAGATGAAACAAATTTACAAATTAGTTTTGGAGCAGGAACAACAGGAAAAGACAGTGAATTAATAATTCCAAACCCAGATAACGTTGGTTTAGGCATTCAAGATGGAATTAGTGCTTTTAACACAGCTTTTGATCCTTCAAACTTTTTCTTTACAAATGAATATGGTCAATCACCTGTAAATACTACTATTACTTTTACATATCTTGTAGGAGGTGGAGCTCAAAGTAACGTTCCTGCTAATGATATTACTCAAAATAAAGTAGTTAATCCTCAAATAGATACTTATGGTTTAAGCACTAGTGTTGTTCAAACAGTATTAAACAGTATTAGGTTTAATAATAATATAGGAGCAACAGGAGGAGGACCTGGAGATTCTGTAGAAGAAATAAGATTAAATGCTTTAGCAAATTTTCCTACTCAATTAAGAAACGTTACTAAAAGTGATTACTTAGTAAGAATTCTTAGTATGCCTAGTGAATTTGGTTACATAAGTAAAGCATATGTAGTTCAAGATTTAAATTTAAATGCTGACAGAGATAATACTCAAAGTATAGTTAATATGAATCCATTAGCTTTAAGTGCTTACGTTTTAAGTACAAATACTGATGGTAAATTAACAACTGCAAACCAAGCTGTTAAACAAAACTTAAAAACATATTTAAGTCAATATAAAATGTTGACAGATGCTGTAACAATTAAAGACGCTTTTTATATTAATATAGGAATTAATTTTGAAATTCAGGTATTACAAGGTTTTAATGCACAACAAGTTTTAATTGGGTGTATTGAAGCTTTAAAAACTTTCTTTAATACAAATCAATGGTCTATAAATCAGCCTATTATTTTAAGTCAAGTAGAAAATTGTATTAGTTGTGGTAATGTAAATGGTGTTGCTGCAGTTAAAAATATAGAATTTGTAAATAAGTCTGGTGGGCTTTATAGTCCTTATACTTATGATTTGCAAGGAGCTACATTAGGTGGAATTATTTATCCTAGTTTAGATCCTATGATTTTTGAAATTAGATACCCTGATAATGATATTTTAGGACGAGTTGTTGGGGCTTAATATTTATAATATATGTTTTCTCAATTATTTCCTTCTAAAGACGCCACATTATATTCTTTGTATCCTGATACAAATACTGGATTAGATCCTATATTAGAATTTACTAAACCAGATCCCTACAATGCTTCTAGGATACTCATTCAATTTGACCAAGAAGAAATAATGAATGTTTTTAAAGAAGTTACTTCAACTTCTACAGCTTCTGGTAGTTGGAGTGCTTATTTAAGAATATATGCTTCTCAAGTAGAAAGTTTACCAACAGTAGTTCCAATAGTAGTCAACCCAGTATCTCAAAACTGGGATCAAGGAACAGGACGATTAGCAAACTCTCCAACAACAACAAATGGAGCTAGTTGGTTAGGTCCACAAACAGGAAGTTTTTGGGTAATATCAGGATCAGGAGCAACAGGATCTTATTTATCTAGTTCAGTAGGAGGTGGAGCATGGTATACAAGTAGTTATGTAACTACCTCAATTTCACAATATACTCCTCAAGATCTTTATATTAATGTAACTCCTATTGTAAGTCAATGGTCTTCTTCATTAATACCTAATAATGGTTTTATTTTACGAGTTAGTGAATCTGTAGAAAATAATCAAAACTATCAGTATGTTCTAGATTATTTTAGTAGAGATACGAATACTATTTACCCTCCTTCTTTAATATTTTATTGGAAAAATAGTGCTTATAATCCTTACATTTCATCTAATCAAACTGTTTTAACAAATCAAGAATTTGATGTTAGTGTTGGAAATAACGATGGTGTTTATTATGCTGAAGATAATCCAAGGTTCTACGTGTATGCTAGAGACAAATATCCTCAAAGACAATTTACAACATCTTCATTGTATGAATACAATAAATTACTTCCGAGTCAAAGTTTTTATCAAGTTATAGATGTTGATACAAATGAAGTAATAATTCCTTTTAACGACCCAGGAACTTTAATAAGTACAGAAACAGGAAGTTACTTTAGTTTTAATATGAATACCTTAGAACCAGAAAGATTTTATCAAATTCAAGTTAAAGTAAAACTTAATAATAACACATATGTAAAAACATCTACGGATGCTAAATTTAAAGTTTCACAAACTATATTTCCATGAGTAAAATAACTATTCCAACTCAAAAATTAGTTTATAGTAAAGATATAAACATAGTTACTGATACACAGTTTAGTGATTATGTAGCACCTTCTCCTACTCAAGAAACTGTAGATCAAATTCCAACGGTAGATGTATTTTTTGAAAATTATGATGTTTTATTTTATCAAATTCCTTTAACAGGTAGTAACTCACATTCTACTTTAGTAGAAAAAAGTAGTGAATATTTAGGTTTAGATTTAAATTTATTGTTAGAACAACTAAATTTTTTACAAGAACAAAATCAACAACTACAAGAACAAATAAACCAATTTAATACAAATATATAATGCCAATTGTTATAAATCCATTATACGACGATCCTAGTATTTTAACACCACAGGAATCAAATCTTGTAGCGTCTAAAGAAATGACCAGATTCTTTGGTCTTACTGAAGATTTCGTACAATTATATGTTTATAATAATTTAGATACTATAGTAGGAAATGATCCTACTTTTGATTTTTATAGTGTAACTGAAAATAAACAAATTAGTTTTGATCCTGCTGCAGATATTGAAAGATTAGGATTCAGATTAGGTACATATAAGATGGTCTATAATTTTCTTAGACCATTACTTACTCAAAACCCTAATTTAGATTTATTTATTAAATCAATATCAGCAGATAGAAAAGAAATTAAAGTAGCAACTACAACAAACCAAGATGTTTTCTTTAGTAATGCTATTGCTTATATTGATCTTATTCAAAGTAGAAATTATTTCATTGAATATTACTTAGATTTCGGTAATAATAATCTTCAAACAGCTTTATCGTTAGCAGCAGAAAAAGACATAAATGGAAATGTTACTGTAATTATAAAATTACAAAATCCTCTTTCTAATAACATTATTGTTAATACGCCTTTAAATGTTGTAGAAAAAATAGTAAATAGTCAAGAATATCAAGCCACAGTAACAAGTGATATTTTTGCATCTGGAAGTACATTACCTTCACTCAGAGAAGCTAATTTTAGTTTAGATGTAGATGCTTTTAGAATAGGTTCTAGTGATTATTATAATTACAACCAAATCTTAAATTATACTAGTTCTGAATTCCAAAATTTACTTACTTTTATTAGTAGTAGTAATCCTACTATAAATGTAGATTATAACGATTACGAAAACTTTGTTCATTTTGGATCAGCAGCTCAACAACTTGAAACGTTTCAGTATAAATTAACACAAATAGAGGCATATAATGCTAACATAGTAAGTTTTCCTACTAGCCCAGATGTTATACTTTATCAACAACAATTAGATAGTGTAATTAAAGGTTTTGATGCTTATGAAAACTTTTTATATTTTGAATCAGGAAGTAAATCATGGCCTAAGTATCCTGGAGATAAACCATATGTCAATTATTCTGTAACAAGTTCACAAGGTATTAATTGGTACAATTTAAATTATACTTCAGCTAGTTATTATGATGAATTTAATAACGATAACTTAATTTATGGTTTACCTGTTTATTTACAAGAAAGTCCTACTTTTAGTAATGTAGCTCCATTTGTTTATTCAATGGGTCAAATGTTTGATGATATTTGGATTTACATAAAAGCTATGACTGACTTGTGGAAAGCCGATAATGGTTTAAATCAAGGTATTAGTAAAGACATAGTAGGAGATGCTTTACAAAGTTTAGGAATTGCTTTATATA